CAGCGAGTGGAACGCGCTGGAAAGCGCTCCAGTATGGGCCGCCGTCACGCTCATCGCCGATTGCATCGCCAGTCTGCCCGTCCAGGTGATAGAGCGCCGCGACGATCGGCGCGCTGTCGTTAATGATCACTCTGCTGCGGCGCTGCTTAACGGGGCGATCAATGACTTTGCTGCGTCAGGGACGCTTATCTGCAGCACCCAGACGCATGCCTTGCTCTGGGGCAATGGCTTTGCGGAGATCGAACGCAACGGGCGCGGTGAGCCGATCGGCCTGTTCCAGCTCGATCCATCTGCGACCAAACCGCAACTCACGAAGGGCGAAAACGACCGCAGGCGCCTGCAATTTCGCACTTCGCTGCATGGCGAGTCGACGGAATTGCCGGCGCGCGATGTGCTCCATGTCTTCGGCTACAGTCACGACGGGATCAGCGGCATTTCGCCGGTGTTGGCGCACCGGAACGCGATCGGTCTGGCTACGGCGATGGAGGAGTTCGGGGCGAAATTCTTCGCCAATGACGCCAAGTCGGGCGGCTTCTTGATGCATCCGGGCAAGCTGAACGACAAGGCGCGCGAGAATATTCGCGGGAGCTTCGGCAGCAGCGAAGGCGGTCAGAGCGGGCTTGAGAACGCGCACAAGATCAAGGTCCTCGATGAGGGCATGAAATTCGTGCCGACCTCTGTCAGTCCGGAAGACAGTCAGTTTCTTGGCAGCCGCGAGTTCCAGCTTGCCGAGGCGGCGCGCATCTACCGGGTGCCGCTGGTGTTGCTGCAAAGTCTTCAGGGATCCACCGTCTGGGGCACCGGCATCGAGCAGCTGATGATCGGCTTTTCTCGCTGGACGCTCGGCCCCTGGGTGCGCCGCTGGGAACAGGAGATGACCCGCAAACTGCTCAGCGATCGCGACCGGCGGGCGGGGCTGACGATCAAGATGAACCTGAACGCGCTGATGCGCGGCGACAGCGCGGCGCGCGCGGCGTTCTACAAGGCCGGGATCGTCGACGGATGGCTGACGCGCAACGAGGTGCGCCAGAAGGAAGACATGAACCCGATTGACGGGCTGGACGAGCCGCTGCTGCAAGCCAACATGATGCCAATTTCAGAGCCGGCGCAACCTGCGGCGCGCTCAATATCGAGGCTTGGCCAGTCGCGCCAGCGACTGCTGGAATACGTGGATGGAAGGGCCGCATGAGAACACGAAAACTGCCCGCCGCGCTGCCGACGCTGTGTCGCGGCGCCCGCTTTGAGCCGCAAACGGTTGATCTCAGCGCGCGCACCGCTGATCTCGTCTGGACCGCCGGGGCGGTTGTTCGCCGCATGACATTCTTCGAGGGCGAGATCGACGAAGAGCTTGTTATTGATCCGGGCGCGGTGCGCCTTGGCCGGCTGAATGCCGGCGCGCCGCTTCTGGACTCGCATAACGCATTTCAGCTGTCGGCGATCCTGGGCGTCGTGGTCGAGGGGAGCGCGCGGCTTGAGGGCGGCAGCGGACTGGCGACCGTGCGGTTTTCCGAACGTGAGGATGTAGGGCCGATCCTGGCTGATATCTCGGCCGGGATCATCCGCAATGTGTCGGTCGGATACCGCGTGCATGAGTTCGAGATCATTCGCCGCGAGGGGCAGCCGGACATATGGCGCGCCGTGGACTGGGAGCCACTAGAGCTTTCGCTTGTCGCGGTTCCGGCGGATGCGGGGGCGCAGATCAGGGCGAAGGATGCCCGTCATCCTTGCAAATTCACCAACTCACGAGGGAGCGGAATGGCAACGAAACCGAAAAAGCGCAAGGCGCTCGGCGCGGCGGCCAGCCTGAAGCGCGGCGCGGAGCTGTCGGCCCTGCTGAATGGCGCGATCGACGACATGGCCGATGACGATACGCCGCGCGCCGACATCATCGAACAGATGGGCAGCGCCGCCGGAATTTCCGCCAGCACGGTCAACTCCATCCTTAACGAAGAGATCAACTGCCCGCCGATTGAGCGGCTGGAAGGGTTTGCGGAAGTGCTTGGCGTAAGCGTGGACGACCTGATCGCCGCCGGCGAAGCCGATGGCTGTGACTATTCAACACAGGAAGAAGAGGAGCGGAACATGCCGCCGGAAAAGACGATGGAACGACACCAAGCCGAAGCGCCGGCGGTCAAAACCGAGGGCGCGCCCGATGCAATTGCGGTCGAGCGCAAGCGCGTCGATCAGATTTTCTCGCTGTGCGAGCGCCACGGCGTGGATCATGCGGTTGCCAAGGAACTGATTGCTTCTGGCGCCGGCATGGAAGAGGCGCAGAGCCGCGTGCTCGGCGAGATCGAGGCGACGGCCCGCAGCACGCCGGAGAAGCCGGCTTTTGCCTCACGGCATGCCCCGATCCCCGGCCCGGAAGCCAAGCGCGAGTTCGAGAATTTCGGCGAATACATGTTTGCGCTTCGCTACAATCAGAACGACCAGCGGCTCGCGAGCCTGTACCGCGTGCAAGAGGCGGGAGCCGGATCGACCGCGGGTTTCGCGATCCCCCAGCAGTTCCGCCCCGACATCCTGTCGGTGTCCCCGCAGACGGCGGTGGTGCGCCCGCGCGCCAGTGTCATTCCGGCGGGCTCCCCGCCAGATTCGGCCATCACCATTCCGGCTTTCGATCAGGACACCGCCGCGGCCCCGGACAACCGCTATGGCGGCGTGTCTGTCGCGAAGGTGGCCGAGGGCGGCGCGAAGCCGGAGACCTCGATGGCGTTCCGCGAGATCAAGCTGGAGCCGCATGAGTTCGCGGGTACGCTGGAGGCGACCGACAAGGCGCTGCGCAACTGGCAGGCGTTCTCAAGCTGGATCGAAAACCAGTTCCGGCTGGCGATGATCGGCCACGAGGACCGCGAATTCCTCACCGGCAACGGCGTCGGCGGTCCGCTGGGCGTGCTTAATGCCGGCGCAACGGTCAAGGTCAACCGCGAGGTGGCCAGCAAGTTCAGCTATACCGACCTCACCAACATGGCCGCCAAGTTCATGGACGGCGGCACCGAGCCGGTTTGGCTCATCTCGAAATCGGTTATGCCCGAGCTGCTCCGCATGCGCAACGAGATCGGCTCTCCTGAAACTGGCGACGGGTCGCTGATCTGGCATCCGGATGCGCGCGACTCGGCTGGCAATCATCTGCTGATGGGCTGGCCGATCATCTGGCATGAGCGTGCGCCGTTGCTGGGCAATCTCGGCGATGTCGGCCTCTACGACTTCAGCCGATACCTGGTCAAGGACGGCTCCGGCCCCTTCGTAGCAGCCTCCGAGCACGTCAAGTTCACCGAGAACAAGACGGTGTTCAAAATCTTCTGGAATGTCGACGGCCAGCCCTGGCTGACCCAGCCGTTCACGCAGGAAGGCGGCTACGAGGTCTCGCCGTTCGTGGTGCTGGATGTGCCGAGCGGCTAAGGCGTGCTGAACACGCACTGATGTGATTGCGGCGGCGCGGCCCAAGAGGTTGCGCCGCCTTTTTCATGCCTGAGAAACAAGGATTGCCAAGATGATCACCAATGCAAAGATCAACGAACGCCTGGCGTTCTCGCGCACCGACCAGTGGGTGTCGATGCAGAATTATGACCAGGTGGCTGCGGTCGCGATTGCGCCTGACGCTTCACCGGAAACCGAAGTGACGGTGCAGCTGCGCAAGGCCACCGATGCCAGCGGCTCGAATGCCGCCGATCTAGGCACGGCCGTTGCGGCCAACTCGAAGGCGGTGGCGCAGGCCTTTGCGTCCGCTCTCGGCGAGACGGCGGGCGGCCTTGCCTTTACCCATGTCTCCGCCACCATCACCGATGCGGTGTCGCCGAATTCTGAGTTTCAGACCGTCGTGATCCGCGGCGCTGGCCGGTTCAATCCGTAAGGGGGCGTCATGTCCTACCTGGTGATTGCCGATTTCCACCACCCGCGCCTTGGCGAGACCGTCAAGGCCGGTTCGCCCTTCCCTGGCCGGCTGAGCGAGGACAGCATCGCGAAGCTGGTCCGGGCCGGGTGCCTGGCGCCTCTACCGGTGTCCGACACGCCGCAGGCGGCGGCACACCCGCAAGCGAGGGAGGGCGGCGACACCGCGGCCCTGTTTCGTGATTCCGATCCCGCGCCGATGGCCGGGGGCGACGGTGCTGCTCGTGGCGAGCGGGCCAAGCCTGAGCGCGGCGGACGCAAGCGCGCTGCGAAGAAAGGTGGACCGCACGATAGCGGTAAATGATGCCTGGCGCATTGCGCCCTGGGCCGATGTGCTCTACGGCGCGGACGGGCCGTGGTGGATGCATCACCGGGGCGTGCCGAGGTTCGCCGGCGAGAAATGGACACAGGACAAGGGTCCGAATTCACTCTCGCGCCCGCGCGGGGGCTGCGCGGCTGATCTTTACGGCCTGAGCGTGGCACGCAGCGAGGCAAACGGGCCGGGCGTGTCGCTCGATCCTGGCTATATCCGCCAGGGGGCGAATTCGGGGTTCCAGGCGCTGAACCTGGCGGCGCTGTTTGGCGCGGCGCGGATCTGGCTTCTCGGCTTTGACATGCAGCATACGGGCGGGCGCAAGCATTTCTTCGGTCCGCACCCCGGACCGCTGGACCGCGGGCACAGCTTCAAAAAGTGGGTGGCCGCGTTCAACACGGCTGCGCCGCAGCTCGCCGCGGCGGGCATCGAAGTGATCAACTGCACGCGGGAGACGGCGCTGGCGTGCTTTCCGCGCGTGGCGATCGAGGATCTGTGATGCGCTTTGTGTGCTTTCTCTGGCGAGGCCGGGGCTTCTGGAAGAAGACGGCGCGTTATGACGCCCGCCATGTCGCGCGGCTCGCGGCGATGCTTAAGCGCCATGGCGGGCACAGCCTGACCTGCGTGCAGGATGGCAGCTTCGATCTGCCTGTGGGCGTCGATCAGGTCATTATGCCGTGGCAAGTGGCTGCGTTGCCGGACTATCTGCCGAAACTGTGGGCGTGGTCGCCGGAGTTGCGCGCGCGCATCGGCGAGCGTTTCGCGGTGATCGACCTCGATGTGGTGATCCTCGCCGACCCGGCGATGGTGCTCGGCACCGGCGATCCGATCCTGCTTTGGGATCACGCCGCGCGAGAGCATTACAACACGTCGCTGTTCGCGCTGTCGCCTTGCGCGGGCAGCGAGGTGTGGCGCCGGCTCAGCCCGGAGGCGGTGACGCATGCGCAGGCACTGGCGCCCTATTGGACGGGCGACCAGTCCTGGGTGGGGCATGTGCTGGGCGCGGGCATGCCCACATTCGGCGAAGGCGACGGAGTGATCCAGTACCGCCCGAAAATTCACCGCGCCAGCGTGCCCTCGGGCACCGTGGCGGCGTTCATGTGCGGGCCGTATGAGCCGTTTAGCGAGGCGGAGCATTCGCAATGGGTGAGACAGGCATACCGCTAGACGACCGCGAGCGGCTGGCGCAGCTTTCGCGCACGACGCGCCCGCGCAATGTCCTGATCGAGATGGTGCGCCGGCAGGGCTGGAAGCGCGGCGCGGAAATCGGCGTCATGAGCGGCGCGACGCTGTTCCGCGTGCTCGATGCGTGTCCTGATCTGATGATGTACGGCGTCGACCAGTGGCGCAAGCTGCCCTTGCGGGCGGACGAATGCGCGGAGACCTATGCGCACCGCGACATGGAAAGGCTCGCCGCCCAAGCCGGTGCGCGGGCGCAAGGCTATCCGGGGCGCTGTATCATCCTGCGCGGCGACAGCGTGGCGATGGCGGATCATGTCGAGAATGAAAGCCTCGATTTCGTATTTATCGACGGCGATCACACCGAATGGGGCTGCGCGCGCGATATCCGCGCATGGGCGCCCAAGGTCCGGCGCGGCGGGCGCGTGCTCGGGCATGATCACGACTGGCCGACGGTGCGCCGGGTGATCGACCGGCTGTGTCCGAACTGGGCAAACTGCGGCGAAGCGGTCTGGGCGATTGGCAGGGACGGGGTGCAGCTGTGAGAATCGCGGTGCTGAACATGCGCTGGAAGGAACTGTGCGCGCAGGGGCAGGCTTTCGCCGATGGGCTTGCGCGCCACGGCGTCAACTGCGCGCGGTTCAGCGACGGCGAGCGTCCGAAGGCCGATGTGATCGTCACATGGGGCTGGCGGCGCGGCAAGCAGCACAGGGCAGATGGCGCGCGCGTGATCGTCATGGAGCGCGGGTATATCGGCGACCGCTTCCAATGGACCTCGCTCGGCGTCGACGGGCTGAACGGGCGCGCGCGCTTCCCCGCTTGCGAGGATGGCGGGGCGCGGTTTCGCAGGGTCGGGTTCGATCAATACCTGAAACCGGAGCGCCCGCGCGGCGCCTATGCGCTGGTCTGCGGGCAGGTGCGGGGCGACGCGGCGGTCGAGGGCGTCGACCTTGGCAAATGGTATCGCCAGGCGGCGCTAGCGCTACGGGCGAATTACGGCTCGCGGGTGGTGTTCCGCGCGCACCCCAAGGCGAAAGACGCGCCGGGCAATAGCGGCCTGCTGCACGGCATGATTGTCCAGTCGGCGGGCGGGAGCCTGGAAGACGCGTTCGAGCATGCCGATTGCGTGGCGGCCTATAACTCCAACGCGCTCACCGATGCGGCGATGGCGGGCATTCCGGTGATCGCAGGGGACGAGGGCGCGATGGTCTGGCCGATCGCGGGACAAGGGCTGGATGACCGGCCCCGGCTGTTCCGCACGAATCGGGGCGGCTCGCGTTCGGCCTGGGCTCACCGGATGGCCTGGCGCCAGTGGTCGCTTGACGAGATCGCGTCGGGCGAGGCGTGGGAGGCGCTCGCGCCGGTGGTGTGGGACGATGCGGCGCGGGCGGAGGCGGCGGCATGAGCGTCTATCATGGCTTGCACCATGCGCGCCGCCACCTGCGCGCGAGTGGCGCGCCGCGCTGGACGCTCACGCGCAAGACGGCCCCGGCGGAAAAGCTCCTGTCGCTGGACGAGGCATTCGATCACTTGCGGCTTGACCCGGAAGGCTCGCCGCCAACGACGCCGGATGCCGCGCTTGTGCAGTCGTATATCGACGCGGTGACGGCCGAGATCGACGGCGCTGACGGCTGGCTGGGCCGCGCCCTCGTCACGCAGACCTGGCAGCTCAAGCTGCGCTGGTTCCCCTGGCGCATCCGCCTGCCCCTTCCGCCGCTGCAAAGCGTGAGCGCCATCACCTATGTCGATACGGCCGGCGCGGTGCAGACAGTCGATGCGGCGGATTACATTGTGTCGAAGTCCGACAGCGACCCGGCATTTGTCGAGCCTGCGTTCGGCAAGACCTGGCCGGCCATGCGCGACGTGCCGGATGCGGTCACGGTCGAATATGTGTGCGGCTATGGCGATGCGGCGGATGTGCCCGAGCTGATCCGGAATTATGCGAGGGTGCGTCTCGGCCAATTCTATGAACACCGCGAGCTGGTGGCCATCGGGGTGTCTGTCGCGGCGGTGCCGTATCTGCGCGACAGCCTGGAAGTGTTCCGGCGCAGCGTGGTGCCGCTATGAGGGCCGGAAAGCTTGACCGGCGCATCACCATTCAGCGCGCCAGCGTCACAGTCAACGCTTTCGGCGAGGAAGCCGAGGTCTGG